TCCGCCCACTGGCTTACCGTAGACCCATTCAGCGTAATCGTGCTGGCATCAGCAGCATCGAGCCAGAGTGCCGTTGGAATCTGCGCAGGTGTCCACAATGTTGGTGGCACAAAAGTGAGACTTCGCAGTTGGCTGTTGCTCAGGCGGGTTGGGTAGTACTTGAAGGAGCGGATGTGGCCGTTGAGGTAGCCTACCGTGTCGTCTCTGCCCAAAAGCAGCCTATTTAGCCCTGTCGGGACTGCGACTGTGGTATCCGTCGTTCCAACTGTCCCGTTGGCAGCCGCCACAGAAATATTTGTTGCAAAAGCAAATGCAGACTTACTTGCAACTGTTGGCGAAACAGAGACGACGTTAGTGCCCTGAGAAACACCACCAAAAATAATAAAGGAGTTAAGTACCGTAAACGACGCTCCAGTACCACTTTGAGTACGGTTGTTGGTTGTTCCGTCGTCAATTCTAAAGAAAGTGGAATCTGAAGTGCGTGAACCTGTTAGCGTAGGTTCCACAAACATCGTCCCCTCCGTCTGGTTATACCAGTCCGAGAAGTTAGCCCCCGTCATAGACGCAACATCTGCCGCACGAGTCAGCGCAGTGGTCGTGGTTGGGATGACGCTGGTGGCAAATGCGCCTAGTTCCAACTGGGGCATGCCGATGCGAATGGTGAAATCAACCGCAACGCCAATTGCCGAATTAAACCCGATCTGCGGAAGGATGTAGGCTACGTTAACGCCGCCGCTAAGTGTCGCTGTGTACGTATTGCGAGTCAACGTAGCGGTCAAAAGCAGGCTTGTCGAATCGGTCTGTATGTAGGCCGTTCCAGGCCCTGTTTCATCAAAGCCGATAAACAACCCGCTCGGTGCGGTTCCGGCCACCAGCTTGACGTAGGCAGAGAGCGACCATGTTTGTGCGTTAGCCGCTGCTACTGTTGCGGAAGACTCAACGTAAACACGTTGAGCAGCAACGCTGCTGCCGGTTCCAAAGAACCGAATGTCGAGGTACGAAATCCCCGCTTCTGTGCCAACGGCGGTAATTTCCCGACTCAATCCACCACCAGAAACCACAAGCCACGTTGTCGGAGCAGTTCCAGGAGAGCCCGCGACCGCACCCTGCATCGTACTGTTGCGAATGCTGTTCGTCCGCTGCTCCTCAATCAGCAGCCCACGAGCAGCCAGCGTTGCGGGGTCGTAGTCGAAGCGGGCTTCGTTGTTCGCCGCAGTGCTCAGAACGCCAGCGCTGTTAAAATACGTCGCGCCGCTTGCCCTCGTAAACGTAATGCGCGAGTCAAGGGGCCCGGTTAAAAAATTTAGATTCAACGATGCGTAAGGTGGCGCATTCAGAACAGACGGAATACCGCCAAGCCCCAGCCCGACGGCGTTTCTGAGAGCGACGCCCCAGCTCATCGGATATTGATCGGCTTGGCGTACAAAGTGCCGCCTGCCGAAACCTGGACGGCGCTCACAACCCAAGGGGCACCCGTGCCATTTACGCCAGATGCAGGATTAGGCACGTTGAACGGAATCGGAGTTCCAGCAGGAATAGGCGTGTCGGCAGTCGTAGACGTCACACCACTACCAACTCGAATATAAGCGTCCGTGGTACACCAAACCAGAACCCCTTGAGGGCCAGGAGGCCAAGTCGTCGTGGTACCAGCAGTGCCCGTATACGCTACGCTCTTGGCGCCATACGACGCATCCATGCAAGGTCGAAGAAGTTCCATTTTTTACCTCACGCCAAGAAGCGTAGTTTATAGAGAATCGAGAGATACAGCGCAATAATCTCATCAATGATATTGTGCAACGCGGTGCAGTCTTTATCTACTACTTTATACCGCTCCGCCTCAATTTCGTCCATCTGATCCTGCAAGAACTCAACAATGTTGGTTGTCTTCTTTGCAGACATCAAGGAAACAGGACCCATCAGGCCATGCTTGCCTTGGAAGGCTTCAGCAAAACTATCCGCCAAGCCCACAATCTCCTCATAGAACCCCTGCAATGCCATGTGCTTGGCAAAGCTGCGGGTGTTCAAATGCACCGAATGGGCCACATCGCGGGCTAAGAACAACATCCCAACAAAATCACATGCCTTCATTTTGCATCCCTTGTTGTGGCATTTGCTCCATCATTTCAGGCATCTCCTGACGCATCTGAGGAGCACCAGCAATTAGATCACCAGTGTCCATTGCCGCTGCAATCGTACCCATCACAATATCTTGAATCTGCTCAGGCGACATTCCAGCCTGCACAGCACTGATCCGCTGAGTTTCAGCTTGATAAGCCTTCACCTGAGAATCAAACTCCTTAATCGCAATGTCACGAGCTTCCATAGACTGCTGAACATTCTTCAGCATCTGGTGCATTTGCTCCATCTCCTGACCCATCGCCTGGATCTGCTGTTCAGCAGCCTGCAACTCTGGCGTCTTGTCATCGTCAGACAGCAACTTAGGATCAATCGTCTTAGCAAACCGCTTCGCCATCTCTTGCGCGCCAGGCCAATCCATGTTCTTAACAAACAAGTCCCCAGCCACCGCCCACAACTGAGGGTTGCCCTGCAACAACTGGCTCATCGCATCCAAAGACTCTTGGCGCTTGGTCATGTAACTCGGGCCAGTTGTGACGCACACGTCATACTTACCAACGCCCAAATTGTAGATCTTGTCAATAACAATGCCGTTTTGATCTTCAATCTTACGCACAGGAACCGGCTGCGTAGGATCAATCTTTGCCATCTTGGTCTCGCCATCCATGCCAATGATCCGCGCAATGCGCTGCGTATCATAGATCTTGGGAGCCATATCAACAATCTGCCGCCCAATGTGGCGTACCGCACGGGCAAGATTGTCTACGTAATGATACGTGCCCGTATCGCCTTGCTTCTCACGCGCAAGAATCGCCCGACCCGAACGCTCATTGCTGGTCGCACCAAGGCTCGAGTCGTACTGCCCCGTCGTGCTCTTGATGTCGTCCGAAGCGCCCATTTTGGCCTGAATAAGCCCTGTCTGGGCCATTGGAGGCAAGGCACGTTGAGGTAAGGGCAAGACTGCACCTTGACCGTCCGTAACGTCAGGGTTGACCTCAAGGTAAGGCCAGTTCTGCGTGTTGGCAGTCTTCCACTGCTGCTCGTAACCCTCAAACTGGCCGCCGTATCCAATGAACGGAGCCTTGGGAGCCAATGCAAGCATCTCAGCCTCTTGGCTAACCCAATAGTTGTACATGCGCTGAGCATCCTTGGCATTACGCACAAGGCCAGACACATAGATCCGACCATCAACCTCAAACTCATTGCCAACCACCCGAACAACAGGAATAAACTTGCCAGCCCATTCCTGCTCTTCAAGAATTTCATAGCCATTGATTTTGCACCATTTGACCTTCTTAACGTCCGCCTGCCTGGTGCGAACAGGCTTCATGCCCATCAGCTTCATCTGCTTGTCTTCAGGCGTACCTTCAAACAAGGAAACATTGCCAGGGTACAGGTTCAGGGTCTTCTTCTCGTGCTCAACGTAGAAATATTCAGCAATCCGAACCGTGTCTTCGTTAATCCACTGAGACAACGACTGATCCCCCACCCCTAACGTCTGCAACGTAGAGATCGGGCTTGCGTCCGGGAACATCCGCTCGTAATCTTCCTTCAGAATGTCCTCGGTGATAAAACACCAACTGGCATCTGAACCACAAGGATCCTGAATCGTCGGGTCCATGTACACCGAGAACGAATTCCTCACCCGGCCAATCTTGATGTCCTGGTCAAACGAGTCCGAATCGCAATATTCCGTCAAAATCCGGATGTAGCCCTCACCATACGCCACCTGGTTCTCACAGGCCGTGTCATACGCCACATCCGCGTCCGAAATGTGCTCGATATGACGCATCAAGCCGTCAAAAATGTCCGCCACCTCGGTATCCGCCTTGTCGTCCACCGGAATAATCTTGATGGCCGGACGATTCTGGCGCTGATCGTTCGTGACTTGCCGAACGTGCTGCGGTAACTTGTTAATCGTCAAACAAGGCCGCGCATTGATCGTTTGCCCCTGCACAGCCCCACGAGTCGCCAAAACATCAGCAGGCCATTGCCAATGATTGTCAGGAGACCCAGCAAAAAACTTTAGATCGTCTATCTCATCCTCACGGCTCTCCGAATACGCGGAAATAGCCATGTTCAAGCGAGACCGCGCCGTCGAAAGGATGTCCTGATCCTTTTTACTCATTTTTTGCCCTTTTTGGCATCCGCAGCTTGCCGTTTCACAGAATACGCAATCGCCACCGCCTGCTTAACAGGCTTACCAGCCGCCACCTCAGCCTTCACATTCTTGCGAAAAGCCTCTGGAGATTTAGATTTTATCAACGGCATATCAGCTCCCCATCCAAGAATTAGAAGCGCCAGCTCCGCCCTGCATCACCACACGACGCTCGTTTTTAGGATTGTACTCCCGGCTCGCCACCGGATAAGCAAAAGTAACCGCCAACGCATCCGCCGCATCAGGACTAGCTAAACCCCTCGCCTTCATCTCCTTCTTGCCCTCAAGGAAAATCGTCCCAGACGAGTCCGGCTTCTTCATCGGCCCCAATAAATCAGACTTCAACGCCCGATCCTGTGGTATCGAAGCAGTCCTCAACCACTCCCTCATCGCACCCCACATCTCGGCACGCTTATTACCCCACATGATCGGATTCTTGGCCTTCCAGCCAAAATTAACCCCTCGTACCTTGTACCTCTGTTCCGTCAACCTGTCAAGAATCCCATACCCCAACCCGCCCTCATCAATTACCGTCAGCGCAGGCTTGTACTCCTCTATCGCCTCAATCACATTTCCCACCGTCGTCATCGTGTCGTCCCCCTTATACCTCCGAATCGCCACAATGTCCCGCCCCTGCCTCACCACAATCACCGTCGAATCCATCCCCCCACGCGCCGGATCAACCCCAATCACAATTGGCGCAGTCTGATCCTTGTACTTCACCCGAGCCATCGCCTCATCAATAACCACCGGCGAAATAAACTGATCCTCACCCGCAGCCGGAAACTCCCCATACACCTCCACCCGCGCTTGGATCGAATCCTCACCGTACTCCTCAATGATCTGGTCATACACAGCCTTATCAGTACCCTCCACCGACCGCGCATCAATCGCCTTTGTCTTCCAAAAGTCCCTCTTTGAGCCAAAACACTCGAAAAAGTACCCCACATTGCGCCGAGGATTCGAAAACGCAAACCAAAACCGATTCGGCGTGTTCTCCGTGAAAAAACCAGTCGCCACCGACCAAATAGCATCGTCAATACCCGACGCCTTATCAAAAATCACCATCACACCGTCAAAATTGTGCACCCCCGCATACGCATCCGGGTTCTCAGCACTCCACAACCGCCCCTCAATCCCCCAATACCTCGTACCCTTCTTCAAATCCTTCTCAACCAACTCCGTTAACCACTTCGCAGGCAACACCCTCGTCGCACTGATCTCAAACCAGTGACTATTGATCCCCATCGCTAACCACTTCGTGATCTCCGCCCACGTCACCGACCTCAACTGCGGCTCACTGTTTGCCGAAATGATCGTCGTAGACCCAATCCGCGTTGACAACATCCATATCACCACCCACGACACCAACGCCGACTTGCCAATCCCCCGCCCAGAACGCACCGCCTCACGCAAAACCTTATACCCAATCTCGTCCTCACTCTGGTGCGGCAACTTCGCCTCTTGCAAAGCCCTGTTCTCCCGAATGTGATCCCTCAAATCATTCAACACCTCCCTCTGCCACTTCCTCGGCCCACGAAACCGCTCCAACGGCGTCCCCTTCTCTCCCCACGAAAACACATACATCACAAACGCCAACGGGTCATCCTTGATCCGGTCACTCCA